TTACTGACCAAGCTCACACGCTTTGGCAAACTGTTCAGCAGCCTTCGTCGACCCGGTAGTTGCCAAGGTATTAGAGGCCTTGATGTCTAACGCTGTGACCTGCAATCCCGCGACGACACGCTTTTTTGCACCCTTGATGATGGCTACCAGCTTGCTGGCTTCCTCCGGCTGCAGCTCGACCAGAAAGCCTCCATAACTGTCATTGTGATTGTATGATCTGACTGCATAACGAAGCGGTTCCGCATCATCGGCTTTGAGGACGAGTTCTCCATCAACATCCTCGACCACCCCCTCTTCTGCCTTGAAGATTACGGCGAGACTGTTTTTGCGATCGCCGTCGCACGACAAGTAGACATTCAACTGCGCTCCTGAACCACCGATCATCACGGCAGTGCTCTTTCCTGAGAACACGTCCTCGTCCACTTTGGTGAGCCATTCAGCCGAGGACGCCGTTGCTGCACTTGTGAGGATGGCAAGCGATGCCACCGCAAGGAATAATGTCGACTTCATATTACCTCCGTTTGGTTGCGCCGAGAATGATCGGCGTCGCTTTTCCAGTCAAGCTGCCCATTGACCTCCACACCCATCACTTTGTATGCACCCGTCGGCGGCAAACCACCTAACAGACCGAGCAAGCGGCGGCTCGGATGCGACAGGACAACGCCATGAGCGAACGCCGCACCATCTCTGAATTCAAGCTGCCGAAGATCGTCATCCGCTGCTACTCCTGCGACCGGCGAGGTGTCTATGACCGCGACCGAGCAATCCAGCGCCTTGGCCCCGACTATTCGTTGGAGCGCTTCATCCACGAAGTGAAAACAACCTGCCATGACCGGGTCAAAGGACATTGCAACGCGGGCTGCGATGACTTGATGTACATGTTCAACGCAGCCCCTTTCACCACCCGCTACGACGAGCGGTAGATCAGCTCGCGGGCTGAGGTGCCTTTGCCTCCGGCAACCGTGTAAGTCAGGTTTGCCTCTTCGAGATCGAACGCCGCGAACGTGGATCGCACCTCAGGCCGGTCGTTTATGGAGAGGATGAAGGTTCCTTGAAGCCGCTTCAACCGCTCGGCCATCCGCTCGAACTGCTGGCGTCCGAAGAGATCAGAACCGTAGTCACTCTCGTTTCCCCAATAGGGCGGATCAAGATAGAACAAGACACCAGGGCGATCGTAGCGATCGATGAAGGCCAGCCAGTCGAGGTTCTCGATGACAACACCTGCCAGGCGCTCGTGAACGTCTTCCAGCAGCGGCGCCAGGCGGTTGAGATTGAAGCGGGCACCTCCTTCCCGATTCACTCCGAAATTTTGCCCCTGCACCTTGCCGCCGAAAGCGAGCTTCTGGAGATAGATGAAGCGTGCAGCGCGCTCCAGATCCGTGAGGGTTGCCGGATTGCAGGCCTTCAGCCTCTCAAACTCCCGGCGGCTGGTGATCTGGAACTTCAGCGTGTCCATGAACTGCGGGTAGTGCCGCTGCAGTATCCGAAAGAGGTTCACGACGTCACCAGATCGATCGTTGATCACTTCCGATCGTGGCACGGAACGTCTGCGAAAGAAGACGCCGCCCATACCCACGAAAGGCTCGGCATACATGTGGTGCGGTGTCGCTTCGATGAGCTTGACGAGGCGCGGCGCCAGTGAGCGTTTGCCCCCTATCCAGGCGGCCGGCGGCTGGGTGTTAGAGACCTCGCGCCAGTCATTACGATTCACCATTTCAAAAACCTCAAGACTCAGCCACAGAGGCCGCCTCGGCTCTGCCGAGGTCGGATGTGACGGTTATCTTGTGTCACTGTCAGGAGGGTCTGGTCGCCAAACTGAGGCCCTCCTTCGGGGACTTGTCCCCGGCATCCGTCATCCAGTTTCAGTCTTTGCCGAGATCTCCGGTGTCATCAGCCAGCCGCCGTTTTCGTCAAAGGAGAAGGTGTGGGTGATGACAGGTGCGACCAGGTCGAAACCTGACCAGCCGCCAAAGCCCGAAAGCACGATCGGAGCGCCGGCCATCGCCTCCGGCCGCCCCTCGATCGTCACGCTCCCCGAGATCGTAGCCCGCGCCATATCGAGCGCCTCGGCCTTGCTTCTCTGCTTTGCCTCACCAGCAGAAGGCGCCGGGTGAAGAGCGAGGAACTTCGCCACCTGACCAAGACCAGGCACAGTTTCAAGGAAAGACAGTCCCTTCTCCTCGTCAAACCAGCTCGACTGGATCTCGCCGAACTCCGGTCGCCCTTCTGTGGTCAGATCGCAGCTGATGATCTCCTCGACGGAAATGGCGATCGGCGGGATCGTCGAGCCGCCGGCAGTCTCTCCGCTGTTCTTGGCGGTGATGAGCCACTGGCCGTTCGCCAGCTTCAGTGTGCCGCCCAGATCGTCGGCGAGCTGCTGTGCAAAGCCCACCGCCGACTGCTGCATCCGGAGCCGATAAGGGATCTCGATTCCGGCGATCGACGGGTGGATGGCGGCGCTCTTCCCAACGCCTGAAGCAAGCTTCTGGAAGATCTCGCCGGCCGTCGTCTCTTCGAAGTGCTCGGCATCGGCCGCTTTGTCGGCATCGACGAAATCCGCCGATCGAGCAATGACCAGCATGGTCCAGCCGTTCTCCGCATCGAAGGTGAGGCTCGCGCTCTGAAACGTGAAGATGCCGGCGTCCTTAAGCGGTGAAGCGGCCCAGCCGTAGAGAAATCGGTACTTCTGCCCCTTCGACGGCAGTGCCTGGAACGGCATCGAGATCGAGAATTGCAGCTCCAGCTCGTCCGCCTCGCCACCTTCGTTGTCGGTGTAGATCACCGACATAAGTGCGCTGCCCCAGCCCGGCACGAGATCGCTGCCCAATTCCCCGATGACCTGAACGACCGGCTTCCGCATCGATCACTTCCAGGCCAGGGTGAAGGACGCCGTCTCGGACTTCGGCGTAAATCCGGCCGGCATCCGGATGATAGTGCCAGCCGAGACGAGGCCCGTCTGCATAGTGGCGGCGAGCCCCGGATTGGCTTCGAGCAGCGCCTCGACCGTGCCGAGCTTTTCCGTCTGCAGCAGCTTCTTTGCAATACGGTCGAGGCGTTCGCCACCATAGGCCACGGTGTAGGTCATCCGAGCAGCCCTCCCAGCGTCACGATATCGAAACTGCCGCCCAGACCGGCGATCGCCGGTACCATCATCAGGCCGAGCGACACATCCACCTTGCGGCCGACGCCGTCGAAGGGATGCAGCCGCTCTTCGTCGGTGTCGATCGTCTCGATGACGCAAAGCCCGCCCGATTCCCCGAGGTAGTTTCCTCGCAGACGGATGTAGGGGACGATGCTCTGAGCCCTATGATGCGCCTTCAGGATGGCATAGGCATCGAGGCCCCCAACAACGTGGGGAAAGGTTTGCGCCTCGATGATGACCCGCTCCGGATCCGCGCCAGTCTTCTGCATCCGGAAGCCGGACTGCACCGGATGCACCGGGAAGCGCGCCGTCGAAGAATAGCCGATGCGCTGCGGGTTCAGACCCACCGTGTAGAGGATCGCGCCACCGATCGAGATCAAAGCGCCGTTAGGGCGAAGAGCACTCATGCGAGCCTCCTGCCGGTATCATAGAGCGTCCGAGCCTGCGCTCGCTGGATCTCTCTCGCCGACTGTCGGCCGGCATGTTTGGCATTTGGCGAAGTGATCGTCTGGTTGATGTTGCCCGGAGACAGTGAGGACTGCTGGCCTGGAGCTGGAGATGATGGCGCGCCGGCAGGTGGCACGTAGGTCGGCGCAATGACGGGAGAGACTGTGAACCCGAGAAGAGCCTTGATCCGATCGGCGATCGACTGGGCTTCTTGCTCCGCTTTCGCGCCTTCCTCGGCAAGCCCCTCCCGATATCCCTCCATGGAGGTCTGTGCCGACGGCTTCAGGCTAATACCGAAGTGTTCTTTGGCGTTGAACTCGGGATCGGCGGCTTTGCCCCAGAGGAAACGGTCGATCGCGGAAGGCTCTTTGCGTCCAGAGGAAGTGTGTTCAAGCCAAAGCCGCAACCCCTCCTGGATCATTCCGCCGTTTGGCATCATCGAGACAGGATTGTTTTGCTGCTGCTCGCGTGCCTGCTCCATAGCTTGGGACATCGCTCGTGCCGCGCCTGTCAGGAAAGGAAGAAGCGGCGCCGCGGCGTCTTTCAGGTTCTGGCCGATGTTCGAGGTGAGGCGCGTGCCCTGCGAGTTCAGGTTGTCGGTCGCGCCTTCATACTGGCCATCAACGGTCCCGCGCGCCTTCTCCATCTTGGCCATGAGAGCCTCAACGGCCTCCATATCCTGGAAGATTGCGGCGAGCCCCTTGAAGCTCTCGTCGTTGCGGAACAGATCGCGCATCTTCCGCTGGTCGCCGCCCACCGCTTTTCGATAGGCCTTGATCAGCGCGAGAACAGGATCCTGCCCCTCCTTGGCAGCGGTCTCCTGCACGGCGAACGCATCCAGGCCGTAGTCTTCCTTCGCTCGGCCAGTGACCTCGGGCGCCACCATGTCCCTCAGCATCGCTTCGAAGGAAGTCTTCGCCTGATCCGCCGATCCAGACGACTTCATGATGGACTGCGCCATAGCCGCCGCCAAGTTTACACCTCGGCCGCCGGTCGAACCCTGCACGGCCATCGCCGCCAGCATGGACGGAAAGTTCCGCGCCATGTCCCCGACTTCGAACTGGCCATCATTGCCGCCGACGACAATCGAGTCGTAGACACCCGGCAGACCTTTCGGATCAATCTTCATGTTGTTGCGGAGTGCTGTCGCCATTTTGGCGGCATCGCCGACGCCGGACTCAGAGGCCTTTGCGAACTTTAAAACGCCTTCGGTCATCGCAGCAGCATCGCCGTGGTCGAGACCGCCGGCCAGAAGCGAGCCGAAGGCGTCGAAGGCACCCGGCTTGCCTACACCGTACTTCGGACCAATAGAGCCCATCAGCTGATCGTAGCGCTTCCTTTCTTCATCGTTAAAACCACCGATGTTCTGGAGCTGGTCGAGCCGAAATTCGTCATTCGCTGCGGCACGAACCGCTGCCCCGCCGGCAACAGACAAGCCGGCAGGAACTGCGCCAGCGAGATAAGCTCCGCCGGCACCGATCGCTAGCGGGAGCCCGAACTGATCAAGAGCGCCCTCGGCCGTGGACATCATCCCGCCACCGGTCCGCCAGTGCCCGTCAGCAATCAGACGCCCGCCGCCGGTCGTCATGGTGGAGTATCCAGGCCGGATCTGGCGGATCTTGTTTTGAGCGGTGTCAGCGGCCGCTCCTATTTCGGCGATCGCGGCTTTCGCGCTCGCGGCATCCGCCTTCAGGCCCGAAAACGCCCCGTTGTCGATACTAGCGATAGAGGCGCGGGCCTGGTCGGCCTCGGCCTTGATCCGGCCGACCGCGCTGGCGGCTTCCTTTGCCTCGCCCGCAACACCGTTGAAACCGGTCCCGATCGCAGAGATCTTTTGCTTGGCGTCATCGGCCGAGCGTCCGATCGCCCGGATGTCCTGATTGAGCTGGTCACCGCCACGCGATCGGCCGATCTGGTCCGCCGCCTGTTTGATGTCCTTCAGGTCGCGCTCAGCTTCGTCGGCACCGCGCTTCTGGTAATCCAGGCGAAGCCTGAGGGCGACATCGATATTCGTCATCGGCCTCGACCCCATGTCTCCGCATAGACGGACTGTGCCTCAGGATACCAAAGCAGCGCCTCGTCCCAAGGCATGCGCGAAAGCGCGTCCAGAGGAGTAGAGAAGCTGTTCGAAATTCGGGCCATCACGGAACGCCACCTCGCCAGATCAATGATGACACGGTTCAGTCCCTCGGGACCGGCCGCAACAATGGGGGCAAAAAATCGAAGCACACCCCGGTGACGCGCTCGCCATCCTTGGCCTCCAGGCCGCGCAACACATCGGCCTCCAGTCCGGTCATGATGGCGTAGATGTCGAACATGTCCGGCGACTTCGGATCCCGCCGATCCAGTATGTCGCCCATCTGGCCGACAGTCAGTCTGTTCACCGTGACGGTCTCGACGGCTCCCAGCTCCGGATGCTCAAACGGGAAATCGAGAGGAACAGACTGGTTCATCGCTTTGAGGAACCTGAGGGCTGCGATCGGCCGATCTGCCGGCGTCTGGTCGACCGCCTTCGCTGCCGGCGTCTCGGCCTGCGCCTTGCCCTTTGCCTTTCCGCTGTTGTCCAGTTCCTCCCACATCTCAGACGGAGGCAGCGGGATCTCCTCGACCTTCACATCGGCAGGATTGTTCTTCGACTGAGGGGTGGAGACGAGAGCGGTCTGAGGGCGGTTCGAAGTCATCTTGAAGCCTCTTTGAAAAAAAGGGCGGCTGGCCGCCTCACCGCTGCAGCCAGCCTTTTCGCATCGCGCCTGTCGGTGAGCGCGCTCAGGTATTCGGTCAGGCCGCGATGATGCGATTATGCTCGGCCGTGTAGTTCACGCCGTCGATGATCAGCGTGTTGTTCTGGATGTCGAACTTGTGGACCGTCTTGCCGTTGAAGATGTCGTGGTAGAGCACGATCGAGGACCAGCGCAGGCGGGTGGCGCCGGTGGACTTCTGACCCTTTACCCCACCCTGGGCGTACTCATTGAGCAGGCCCTTCAGGAAGACCACGCGGCCGGTGAGCTGCGGCTGACCACCGCCCTCGACTTCGCCCGTCGAATTGTTCGGGAAGACGTTCAAGAGGTTCTCGTAGTAGGTCACCGTGGTCCAGTCGCCCGGCTCGCGGCCGAAGCGGGACTTCAGATCCTCATGCACGCCGTTGACCGACATTTCGCAGGAGAGCGGCTGGATCTCGGCCGGCAGCTCCATCGCGAAATACCCGCCGCCCATGACGAAGGTCATCATTTCGCGGGTGAGTGCCGGCAGCGTGGTTTCGTCAGCGCGCAGACGCTGGTTGATTTCGTTGCAGTACCAGTTTCCGCCTCGGATAATGCGATCCATATTCGGTCTCCTTTAGGCCGTGACGCGGATGTTCGAGAGGCCGAGCTGCGAGAGTGCAGCGGCGATCGCGGCGTTCAGCACGTCGAAGGCTTCCGGCATGGGTTCGTCGTAGAGCTGGAGGTCGACCAGATCCGGCGTCTCGGCCCAGCGCATCTTGACGCGCAGGCCACCGGCTTCGAGCAGCGAGGCCGGGTTGAGCGACTTCGACCAGATCAGCTCGTAATCGATGATGGCGCCGAGCGTCTTCAGGTCAGACAGGAACTGGTCGGCAGCCCGATAGATTAGCGAGACGACGTGCGGCGTGATGTCCTCGGACACATACTGGCGCATGGGTCGCAGCATCGCCTTCTCGATCGCGCGGCGCGTCCGGATCTTCTTGATCGAGCGCCAACTGTTGACGGTCGGGTCGGTCGCGGTCGTGAACGGCGCCCAGAGCAGATTGCCCTCAATGATGGAGCCGACACCCGCCTGGGCGAGCTGGTTGGCCTCGGAGCTGATGTCCCCATCGGTATAGCCGACCGGCACGGAAGGTCCGAGAACGCCCTGAAGGGCGCGGTTCCAGAAGGCCTTGTAAGGGCCTCCGGTTTCCTTGTCCCGGCGTACCATGGCGGCTGCGACATTCGCCGACAGAGGCCGCGTGACATTGCCGGCGCCGAGGTTGACCACGCCGCCCGGATACATACCGATGACGTTGAGCGCCGTCGCGAAGTCCTCCGCCCACTCGATTGCGTCCTCGATCGAGGTAGAAGGCGTGTCGGCGATGACCATGCAGTCGATGATGCGGTCGGAGACAGTCCGAGCGGCCGCGACAACGGGATTGGCAGCATCGCCCAGGCGGTGCGCCATGTAACCCGGCGCAATGATGCAGCCCGGCTCGATCTTGATGTGGCTCTTTGCATCGAGAAGCGCCCAGACGCCGGTTTTGGCACCTGCGCTGCCGACGATGCCGTTGATCTCAGCTTCGAGCTTGGCCTGCGGGTCTGTGAGTGTCGAATGTGGGGTGCGGACAAAGGCGAGATCAGTGACGATCCCCTCCGACAGGATCTGGTTGACCGTGTCACGAGCGACGCCTTCTCCCAGGAGTTCGATCTGCTCACTGTTGTCGAGCGACAGCGTCACAGGCTCGTCGAGGGGAAAAGCCGTGTTGTCGGCAAGCGGCGCCGGCAGAGGGACGCCGATCGCGGTCGAGTCACGCGTGTCGATCTTGGCGACGGTGCTGCGAAGGTTGGAAAACTGGCGTACGCCGACGAAATCCGTGGTGCCTGACATCGGTCATCCCTGCCATTGGATTGGAAGCTGGGACGAGGTTAACGCGGGCATGAAAAAGGCCGGGCTGACAGCTGTCAGCCCGGCCTGAAACAACACGTTTCATCTGGAGGTCGAGGGTTAGGATGAGCCCTTCGGCTCCGAAAATCAAGGCCGCTTACGGATAGGCCTGCGCCGCCCAGGTCCAGAGCGCATCGAGCTCGGGCTCGGTGATGCCCTCGACGGCCGCCATCTGGATCAGCAGCGGATCATTCCGGCGGTAGACCTGAGCTTCTTCGAGATAAGCCAGCGCCTGAAACTTCTCCACACCATCGGGCATGGCATCAATATGGGCGCGGATGCCGGCTTTGGTCACCCCAATCTCGGCCGCAGCGAGCCAGAAGGTCAGACGGCTGAGAGGACCTGGAGGCAAAGCCTCCAAACTGGCTTGCGCGGCCAGAAGATTGGCTTCCTCTTCCGGGGTGGCGTCTCTGATCTCTCCATCAATCAATATTTTCATTCCACGCCCTCCAAGAAGAAATCGCCGTAGACGTTTCCGGACGCCGGGTAGACTTGCAGCGCGCTGAGCGCCACGGCTGCGCCATTGATCAATCTGGTGTTCCAGACATAGTTTGTAGAGCCGCCATTTGTGCGCAAACCGCCTTCCGCACTAAGGACGTTCTTCTCCCCGGCAAAATTCCACCCGGAGAAAAGGTGGTCGAAGGACTTTGGTCGTCCGGCTAGACCTGACGCAATAGAGAACAGCCCTGCGGATGAGGTTGTGGCCCCAAGGGAGGTAGAACCCTCAGAAGTCCCGGTGAAAGACGCTGAATAGTCTGATGCGCCGCTGATCCAAGAAGCGCCATTGTTGGCACTCACACGAAACGCCAAGATCGCGTTCGCGGACGATATGTAGAAACCGCTAAGTCGCAACAGGCTGAAGTTCGCGAGGTCTGTTTTGATGACTGACGTCACGGGTCCGCCAGACAGTATCTTGTCGAACGCGATCATCTTCCAACGATTGTAAGCGACCACTGCAAGACCCACACCCTTTGGTGTCGCAGCAACATCGTCCCGTGCTCGTGCTTGGTGTTCGGCGTCCGTCGCTTTCGTAACGGTGATAGTCCGGTTCGCCGAAAGTGAGCCGCCGCCACTCGCCAAGCCCGCGCCAGTCACAGTGGTAGCCTTGTCAGCCTTGTTTGCGGCGAGGAGATCCAGCAGCTCGGCAAGCCCCACGACTTCGCTGATGGCATGGTTGTGGACCCCGAGCGCAGCGAGGGCGGTAGACGGCACCCAGAAACCGCTGGCGTTCTTCACCAGGACATAGTTCACCAAAGCGTCGGCAGCGCCTATGACGTCTTCGAGATCGTCGAGGCTGAACGTTGTGGTAGCCGGCATCTTGTCGGCCAGCGCTTCCACCAAGCCGGTGATCGTCGACATCGCTTGGCTGTGATCGGTCTCCGCCTTGCCCGCCACCACGCCCTGGAGGGTGTGAATGATCTCGTCGAGCATGGTAAGCGCGATAGCAATATCCGGAAACTGATCACTGATGTTCTTCGGCGGAACCGCATCCGCATTTGGGATCGGGAGATTGAGATTGGGGGTAAAGTCCATGGTCATTCTCCTCAGAAGACGGCCGCGCTGAAGTCACCAATCAGCAGCCGCGAAGCTGGCCCACCGGTGCCCGTGATCTTCAGCCGGCAAGTCGTCGCCGTCTGGTTTGTGAGTTCGTGCTTGCGCTCGACCCAGAGTGGGAAAGCCAGAGCCTCGGTTTCGTCGAGCGGCAGCAGTGTCCAAGCGCCACCGTCCTTGGAGATGTGCATGGTGGCCGACGAACCACCCGGCAAATAAGCCTTGTAGTAGCTCGCGATGCGGACCAGCTCACCCAGATCGAAGGCGCGGGTCACATAGGTCAGCTCCTCGTGGATCTTGCCCGCGACCAGCTGCACCGGCGCATAGAGGATCGGCGACAGCTTCGACGTGCCCTTGAGGACGGCTCGAAGCTCGATCGTCTCGGTCAGGAACTCGTTGAACTGCAGCACCTGTCCTTCGGCCAGCCGGTAGATCGTGCCGTTGGTGCGCTCAACCTCGAACTCGACCGAGCAGCCATTCGACGGCAGCTCGATTTCGGCTCGCACCTGAAGATCCGAGCAGTCGACCAGGTCGAAGCTGCCGAGCGGGACCGTCTTGGTGGTCACCGGATACGTCCACGCAACGACGCGGAAGGCCAAAGCCTCGTCCTGGTGAGCCGTCCAGGTCTCGGCATTGACCGAGGAGCAGCGAGGCGCGACCACATAAGGGTGACGCGAGATCTTCTGCTGCAGCTCGGCATCGAAACCGCCGAGCTTGGCAACCGAAACGGCGTGCAGATTGTCGTCGGTCTTGATGACATGCCCGTGCAGGCTCTGCGGTCCAGTCGTCACCGGCAGCATGAAGCGCGCCGACTTCCAGCCCACCGCAGCGCCGGCCATTGAGACGAACGCTTCAGCTTGGATATCGGCGGTCGGATAGCCGTTGGCGGTCGTGACCTGGTTGACGACGATATCCTTCGTGGTGTCGCCAATCCCGCAGAGGTGGAAGTCGAGCCCGATGATCTGCCGAAGCTCCGGGACTGCAAAAAGCTGAGCCTGCGGGTCAGAGCCTCGGTCACCGTTCTCCCGCCGCTCGATCTGCAGCCGGGTCCACCGGTTGATGGTCGTGACCCGTCGCATGATTTGGGTTTCGATCGTTCCCTGACCGGCAAAGAGCGCCGTCGCCTCGGAGCCGCCCTGGCCCTTGGCTTCTACCGTCTTGGTGCCGGCCGTGACATTCTCGGGGATCACGAAGGTATCGGAGATCTCACCCTCGGCATCCGCCGTCACGACGCCGGCCGGCTTCACATCGACGCCGTCGAAGGTCAGCTCGTCGAGGATCTCGCCCGGCGCGAAGCCCTCGATCGAGAACGTCACCGTGATCTGGCGGAGGAACTCGATCAACTCGCTGCGGGTGTCGATGAGCTGGGTCGTCGTGCTGGTGGTCGTAAGCGGCCCGCCATTGGTCTGGACGCCGCGATTGAACTCGCGGGTCTGGGCAGAGAGCCACTGGTTACGGCTCACCGTCCAGAAGTCGACCGGCGGCTGAAGCGCCATCGACGCCGGCAGGAAGTTGAAGTTGGCATAAGGATTGATCAGCTCGCACTGGCTCTTCAGCTCCTGGGAGATGATCACTTCCTCGACACCGTCGAGCGTGACCGGCGCCGTCAGCGTGGTCTCGTAAAAGGTAGGGTCGATCGCGAGCTGCAGGATGCCATCGACGATGGCACCCGTCTGGACCACGCCCTCGTCGCGATAGCTGTCATCCTGGAAGGGATCAACAAAGATACCCTTCTTGGCAACCGGCTCGCGGGCGTCGGTCGCGTTCTTCAGCCGTTCGAGGCCGAGCAGGCGCAGCGTGTCGAAGTGACTGTAGTAGAGCTTTGCAATCTCTGACGCCGGCAGGAAGCGGACACCGTCATTGACGCCGTCGACGATGATCTGCGGCGCCGACATCCAGTCATTGCGGATCTGGCAGAGCTTCAGAGCATCGCTGGGGGCGCCTGGCGGACGCGGATTGGACCGGGCGGAGATGCCTTTGATGTAGAGCGGCGAACCGTCCTCGCTCAGGCAAAGGCGATCGATACGCGGCAGTTTGCTGGTGTAGGTCACGAGGATATCACCGCCGGCAGCGCCACCGGAAACGGTGATCTCGGTATCGTTGAAGGCATCGGCGACCACGGTGGCGCGATACCGATAGGTGACGGTGTAAGTTGAACCGGCCGCTGGCTCAGCGCCGACCAGCCCCCAATCCACGGCATTGGCCACACGGCTGTAATCAGTGCCCTGAATATAGGTCGTGCCGCCCTGGACGACAGAGACGATCTCGGTCACGCTGGTATCCGGCAGACCATCGGCGCCGTTGGCGATGGCCCCGCGTGTGACGGCCACAGACTTCTGCTTGGTCAGCAGGATCGTGTTGATGGTGCCGATCGGCGCGACATCGACGCTGAAGGTATGCGAGGCGCCGCCCGGATAGGTGTGGGTTTCCCCGTTGATCAGCAGCTCGTCCCAATCCTCGATCTCTTCGTGGCGAAGGGCGGCAAGGCGGGTCCGCTTGTAGCCGTTGATATTGGCCTCGCCTTCCGAGATCGAGAAGATCTGCTTGCCAGCGTCGGTACCGAGCCAGGTCACGCGGCAACCGCTGACGATATAGTTTCCGTTCGGGCGGTCGTACTCGATGATCGACTGCAGCGCCGGCGCCAGAATGTTCGGACCGGTCTGATCGAGGATGACGCCGTCCTGAAGGGTGTAGACGGAGAAGAACAGGCCGTCCTCATCGGCGTCCTGATGCGACCAGGTCGCGCTCCTGATCTCGCGCGATGCACCTTCCTCGCCCTCGCCGTCGGAGCCAGGCACAAGGCCGAGCAAAGTCGGATCGTCTTCGGAGGTGACCCAATCGGTCACGAGACGGATGCCGACTTCGGTGCGGCCGGTCATGGGAACGTCAGCCAAAACGCGAGCCGGCACGTCCCAGACGTCGCCGTCGGCATAGACCCGGCCGGCCTCGATCGTCACCGTTTCGGCCGCGATATCGACGAAGGCGTCGCCGCGCTCGATGCGGTCGCCGTCGCTGACGATGACGCGTCCAAGACGCTTGATCTGGGCACGCGCGATGGTGCCGATCTCGTTCAGCTCAGAGGTTTGGATGTAGGGACGCTCGCCATAGAAGATGACTTGCTGGATCTCCGGCCGGGACAGAGCACGGTCATAGGCAAAAGGCAGACCGGAAGGATGTTCGAAAGCCATCAGAACCTCACGAGGAATTTGAAGCGCTCGCGGACCGTGGTCCGCAGCGGCAGGGAGATTGCAGTTTCGGCGAAGGCGATGCCGGCGGTGACCTCGGCCGGTTCAAGCCAGAGCTTGCCGGCTTTCACGCCGGCAGCAAGCGAGACACCGGACACCAGCGCGACTGAGGACGCCTCGACGTCTTCGGCGTCGCCGAATTGGGTCATGGCCTCGATATAAACCTGCTGGCCGTTCGTGGCTGGGCGGAAATAGGCATTGCCGAAGCGATAGACGCCCGAGACGCCCTGAGTGATCGGACGGGTGGCGCGGCAGCGTCGATAGCCGATCACGTCTCCCTCCGCGTCTTTCAGGCGGATGTAGAATGTGCGCGGCGCAAACCAGCTCGCCATCAGCTTGCGGCGCTGGGTGTCCGGATCATCCGCCCAGGCGAAGTCGGCCGTGACCCATGGGTAGTCCATGTCGATCCAGGCAATGCCGCCCTCGTCCGGAACGGCGAGCCAGTTGCCGATCGCGGTGCCCTCGGCCTCAGTCAGCGTGTAGTCGATCTCGGTCGTGCGGCCGAAAGACCAGAGCGGCCCATCGGCCCTCACGCGGGTTCCGCTTTCCCGCTCCAGGAGGCTGCCGTTCAACCGGCTCGCATTCCCGATCGCCGGACCGACATCGTACTGGTGGACGCCTCGGCGGAAGTCAGAGCGGTAGGGCAGCGAGAGCTTGGTGATGCCCTCGATCCGATCGAGCAGCGGACTGTCATTCGCCGGCAGGTTCGGGAACCGGAGCAGAGCGGAGTTCCACCAGGCGCGGCGATAATCCGCCGCCTCGATCGTGGCAGTCAGCCCGAGGAAGGCAAGCCCGCGCGTGACGGCCTCATAGGTGCCGCGCTTGCGCATCCAGGCGCGGCCTCGACCGTCGAGCAGCTCGTAGATGTTGCCGACGAACGGCGTGAGCATACCAAGCCCGTCCTCGAAGACGAGGAACGGCAAGACGTCGGGAGCCGGCGAGATCCGCTTGCCCGTCCGGATTGCCGGCACGGCAGCCTTCAGCGATGCCCAGCGCTGCTCGCGGGACTGCTCGACCGCAAGCTCGTAGACGTCGGCGCTATCGGGCTGCAGGGAAATCAATAGGCCCTCCCACGAAGCGTGAGAGCGACGGCGCCGATCGAGATCGCTTCGGTCGGCAGTGCGACCTCGTCAACGATTGAGGAGAGCTGGACATCATGAACGCCAGAGATCATCAGCTTGGAGATGACCCAGGCCATGGTCAGGTCGCGGCCGAGCTTCTGCTCCTTGTCCCATTCGCCCCGAAGATTGGCCACGGCGCGGGCGACAGTCGCTTCATCCGCATCCGGCAGGATCCAGATATCACCGGTCAGGTTGACGACGCGCCGGACGGCCGGCTGGACGATGATCGTGTCGTTCACAAGCTGCGCACCCGGATTAGCCAGGGCAGCGCGGACCTTGTCGAGAAGATCAGTGCTGGCCACGCCGTCGGTCTCGGTCGAGAAGATCGCGATATAGACGACGGGGCTCCGAAACGCGCGATAAGGCTCGGCCCACTCGACGCGCAGATCCGCTGACATGGCGATCGACTGGTACCGCTCTTTCGGGCCACCGGTCGAGCGTCCCATGATGGCCAGCAGCACACGGTTCAACAGGCGATCGTCCTGCTCGCCGGGCATGCGCACGACGTCGTGGAAGGCAGCAAGGTGGTCGAGGTTTCCGCCCTTCGCGAAATAAAGCAGCGTCGCCCGGAAGACGTCGTTGATCTCGGCCCGCAGCAAGACCTCGCGCCAGCTCTCGGCCTCGTTGTCGATCGCGAAAGGATCGCTCTCCAGCATCTCGACCGTGTATTCCGGCAGATCCGCAAAGAGGACGCGCTTCTCATTCCAGATGGTCAGGAAGCTCTGGAGCTGGCGATCGACGATCGCCTGATGGTCCAGCTCCTGGATGACGGTGGGCTTCGGCAGAGTGGAAAGATCGATCGTGGCCATCAGAGCCCCAGCGCGGTTGGTGTGGTGGAGCCGAGGGAGAGATCGACGGCCAGGTCATAGTTTCCGAAGCGGCCCTCGGGATAGTAGATCCCGCCATGGCGGATCCCGAGCTTGCCGGTGTCCCGAAGCGTCACGAGCTGGAGCTGGGTGATCAGATATTCAGGCTCCCAGCGCGCGGCCGAGGCCACCATCTCGTTGTAGATCAGGAGCGCGATCGACGGTGTCAGATCCTCGGAAAGAGCCGATCGGAGATCCGCGCCGAACGACAGGCGCATGACGCGGGTGTCGAGACGGGTCTGCCAGATCTTCGAAAGCGATTGGGCAAGATGAGCCGGCCCGGTCAGGATCTTGCCTGTCCGTGCGTTGATGCCTGTCCGGTACCGGATCTCGCCTGCCATGGTTTCAAAGGCCCTTCAAAAAGACTTCAAGCGTCGTTCGATGCCGGCGCCTCGACGGCCTCCGGACGGATGTGAAGCGCAAGCAGCTCGGCACGCGCCTGGTCGTCGGTGAGCGTGATGCTGTCGCCGGCCTTCACCCGCTTGCCCGCGACTCGAGGTGGCGCTTTCTCGGTCACGACGTAGGTCTTGGCGCCGGTCTCCACGGGAGCGGCGACGGCTGCTGTTTCGACTGCACTGCTCTTTGCTCTGCTGGCCTTGGCCATCGTTCTCTCCTTCAGACGGGTGGGCCGGGAATGCCCGGCGGTGCGGATACGTGGCCATGGGTATCGCCCACGTTCTTTTCGTTGTGGCGGAAGCTGCCGTTGCGCGCCTGGAAGTCGCCCTTGACCTCGAACGGCCCTTCAAAGAGGAAGCCATCTGGCGCGACCAGGTGAAACTTGCCGGACTGCCGCTTCATCACGGTTTCATCGCTGGCGGCCGACGGTGACGGATTGTCCTGGTCGAAGGCTGCCGGCAGCGCGATCGAGCCGGCGCCGACCGTGCCTGACGTCGAGATCATCAGCATCTGCTCGCCCTCGGCCGGCTCGCTATGGATCGAGAGCGCACCGACGCCGGCCTCCTGCCAGCGGATCCACGGGCCGAGTACATCCTCGCCCTTCGAGTTCTTGCCGAGCTTCAGCCGCAGTCGGCGCTTGTCGGCATCGACAGGTCCGACCTTGCCGGTGAGCACGACCATGGACATGCGACGCTCGGCTGCTTCCAGGCGGGCCATTTGCCGGCGGAATTCCAGCGCAACGGGATCACGCATCGTCGGCCTCCTCGGCCGCCGGGATCCACGGCGCGATCTCGTTGATCATGCGGCCTTCGTCATAGTCGATAAGGCCAGTCTCTTCATTGTAGCGGCCGACATGCTCCGGGAAGACGCTCGCGCCCTGATCGGCCATGATCTGGGTCCAGGTGACGGTGTAGTAGGCAACGCCCTGCGACTGATCCTTGATCGTGAAGAGCGGCTTCAGCTCGGCCGGCGGCGTCGTCTCAGGAGGCATGACGCCATCGCGCCCCCAGAGCGAGGTCTGAAGGTCGGCCAGGATCTCCAGCACGCGCCCACCGATCGCGAGGCCGACCGCCTCTTTCTCGATACGGCGATTGCCGACCACCTTGGCCTCGGCGACAACATAGGCGACCCATTCGATCGCCAGCCAGAAATGGCCCTCGGCCTGCTGGCCGGTCTTGATCTTCGAAAAGCCGATCCCGATTCCGGGTGCCTTGACGACGGTCTTGTTCACCAGCTCGGAGATGTCGACCTTGCCCGGATGAGCCTCGACGGTCACGCCCGGGTTGAGCGTGCGCAGCGTCGAGACGATTGCCGCCTGCAGCGGGCCGAGAGCGTCGGTGGCGAGGAGCTGATCGAGGGGCTTCGGTGCGATCATTGCATCACTCCGAAGTGGTCGGTCACGACATCGATGATCTCTTCGATGTTGTCATCGGAGAGGCCGACGAAGGGACGCGGCGGGATCGTGACCTTCTTCGCGTGGATCATCTGGCGGTTGCCGCCGAGTGCGAAGACGAGCGCCTTGCCGTTCTTCGGCACGATCGTCATGCCGTCCTGGTGGACATGGGCATATTCCCAGGTGGCGCCCCACTCGGCCTGGTCGGCAGATGCTGTCCAAACCAGCGAAGACAGGAGATGCTGCCCGGTTTCCATCAGGATCGAGGTGCCCTGCGTGTTCGGCTGCCAGGGCGTGCCATCGGGAGCGGTCTTTTCCTCTTCGATCCGGCGACGGGTCTGGCTCTCGCCGAGCGCGCCGATCGCCGTCATCAGTTCGGTCGGCTCAAACTCGAAGATCGGCCGGAGGCGGAGGAAAGCTTCGTCCAGGTCGGTGACATCAATGACGATCGAGGTGCTCATATCCGGCCGAGCCTCTCGCGGGTGAACACGCGCTCGGGCGCCTGCAGCACCACTTCGTTCTGGCCGATCTCGCCGACGTCGGTACCGCCATCGCCACCGGCGGGCGGCATGGTGGTGGTCAGCGCGCCTTTGCCAGCCGCGATCTGTTCGAGCCGCTTGATGGTCTGGTCGTAGCGTTCCTTGATGTTCTCGGTCGAACGGGAGAAGTCGAGCGCGATCCTGTAGAAAGCAACGTCGATGCAATAGAGGCGCAGAAGCGAAAGCGAGTCGGCATCGAGCGCGGAAAGCTCGGCCGGCGAATAGCGGCCGGCGAGAATACCACGGATCTCGATCGAGGCATCGAGCAGGCCCTTCTCGATGCGAAGATCATCGCGCAGGCCGGTCTGCTCGTCAGCGGCCACCAGCGTGAGCTGATCGCGGAACCGAGCTTCGATATCTGCGATGGTGGCGTAGGGCTGCATGGCGTCCTCTTGAGAATTGGTGCCGGTCTCTCCCGACTGTCACGTCCATTGTCAGACGTTGCAGGCACCGTGCGCGCGGGCCTCGCCTACTCGCATCTCCCGTCATCAGATCCGCCTTTTCAGTTTTTCAGCGGGTGGCCTGACCGTTGTCGCCGGATGCTTTCGCTCGGTATTCCTGATCAGTCTTCGTCCGCCGGCCGCTCCTCAAAGCGGCCATCGATCTTGAGCAGCGGGTCGGCGCGGAGGGCTTCGACCACTGCACCGGGATCGTCACCCAGATCCTCGGTGCGCAGTTCGACCGGGACCGGACCAAAGCTGAAGCCGGCACGACGGCGTGGACCACCAGGCGCGGAAACGATCAGCACCTGGTCTGCAACGATCGCCTCGAACTCCTGCGGTTCGTTTGGTCCTACCAGCAGGGCTCCGGTCGACGGATCGACCAGCTTGCCCTTGATCTCTTCCGGCAGCGCTTCCGCAGCGTGGGCAGCCTTGATGTCGGCAATGACCGTATTCAGCCGCTCATCACGCTCAGCGTCGGAGAGCGCGTTCCAGGCATCGACGGGGAGAGCGGACAGCGTATGAGCAACGCCCACGACCGTGCCGAGCTGGAGCGCCTGACCCTCGGCAATCTCGATCAGCGCCGGCAGCGTGTTCGAGCCGTTCAAGGTTTCTTCTGCGGTCGGCTTGGTGACCTTCTTTGCCTGGGGACGTTTCGACATGAGGTTCTCCTGATCTTTGTCCTTCGGGTTCTCGGGAAAGAGGCATGGCTTGCCGCTTTCCGGAAAACCCGGTGGCCCGCAAAACGCTCGGGCCACCGGATCGCTCGCCGCACCCCCCAAGGGTCCGTGGATCAGCCCAGCAACGGTGCGTGCATCAGCTGCACGAGGTTGCGATCGGTGTTGGTGGTTCCATCCACCTGCTCGGACATCAGAATGTCGCGCGCCTTGAAGTGGTTGGTGTTGCCCACGATCAGGTGGGTCGGACGGATGTTGAGCTTCCGGCCTTCGTCGTCGGTGAAGTTCGTCATGGCCGTGTAGGCGGCACGAAGGTTCGCCGAAGTCAGTTCGGCCTTGGAGCCGAAGGCCATCTGCCAGAAACCGAAGCCGGCCGCGACGCGGGCGTCGACGCCATAAAGGTACTGGTCCTTCATGAACACATGATCGGACGTGCGACCGTCTTCCTTCGTCGTGAACTCGTAATCGCGGCGCTTCTGGAAGATGAACGGCTTCAGCGGACGAGAGAGATCGGCCAGGATCCAGATCTCGCCAGCACCTGCCTGCATGTTGGAGACCGAGGCCTCCTGACCAGGCTGGCCCACCGGGTGATCGGTGTCGAAGAAGTTCTGGCCGTCGTAGCAGAGCGTGGAGAAGCCGCCATTGATCAACTCGAACACGATCTCGTCAGGATGCTGCGCGGCCGACTGGCCCATCATCTGGAAACGGGAATTGTAGAGCGAGAGCTTGTCATCTTCGATGTCGTCACGCTCGACGGCGATGGTCATCTCGAACTTGCGGTTCGTGATGCTGTAGCCCTTGGCGGTCAGCTGCTTGATGCGGCGATCACCGATCCACTCACGCATCTTCGGCATGTCGCCAAGCCAGGAGTAGATCTCTTCGCGGGTCGTCGAGGTGACGATGGTCGAGACAGAGGCATACATCGAAGGAGCGGCTGCGAAGGCGCTCTGGTAAATCGTCTTGTAGCCGCGAAGTGCTGCATCAAGCAGGGCGGCGGTGATAACTCGTGCCATTGGGTTTCAGTCCTTTCGGGCGTTAGTTGCCGACGCGGACGAAGACGCCGTCAGCCTCGACTTCGATGACCTTGCCCGCGATCGAGCGGGTGTTCGCGCCGGAAGTCTTGGCCACCGTCTGATCGTCGACGATGTAGCAATCCTTGCCGATATCGGCGGCGGTGACGGCGTCGGCACCGAGGTTCGCGAACTTGAAGCAGCCGCGCTCGGTCGGAACCTTCTTGGCGCCATCAGCGCCGGAGTTGACGACGGTCTGCATGGCGACGCCGACGGTGATCAAGCCCGTGGCCGTGCGTCCCGGCACAGCGAGGCCGGCATCCATGACGACAAAGCCGCCCTGGTAGATGGTGGTTGCACCCTTCATGGGCGGGTTGGAATGGCGGCCCTCAATCTGGACGACGGGGCGGGCCTGGCTCAGAGCGGTCATCTTTGTCTCCAGCAGGTTTCAGGGGTTCAGGCGGCAGCCGTCAGGCCATTGGCCTTGCGGTATTCTTCTTCGGAGATGCCGAGCATCTTGATGACCTCGCGGTCCTCGGCCGACAGCGTCGAGAGCTTGTCGCCGGGCTGCTTGTCATCGAGGCCGGAGGCGCTGAGCGTTGCGGTCATGGTGCCGAGCAGCGCTGTCACCTGGGCAAGGCCCTCGGTCGTGGCGCAGAGCGCGGCATACTGGTCGCGCTGCGCCGGCACGATCTTCTTTTCCTTCAGCGCGCCGTCGAGCAGCGTATCGACCTTGGCCTGATGGTCGGCCTTGTTGCGGGCTTCCAGATCGGCGGACAGGGTCTTGACCTGGTCGAGAGCCGCCTGGTGGACCTGAGGGTCGATGCGGGCTTTCAGGTTGGTGACGGCGGAAAGGCACGAGGCCTCGGACGCGTCCTCGGAAAGACCGAGGGCGGCGGCAATGGCTTTCAGCATTTTGGGTTCCTCAGAGGTTGAAAGGTCAGCCGATGCGACGGCCGCCATCGAAGCAGCCGGCGCAGCAACGAGCGCGGCCGAATGCAGCCAGAAGGCCTTGCCGTTCTCGTCGTGTTTCAAGGTGGGAGAAATGTAGCGGTGGGTGCGGGCAGCGAGGACCGCGAGGCCTTCGGCCAGCCACTCGACTTTGCCATAGAGGCCATCGGCGCGGGCTTCGAGCTTCGAGATCCAGCCGACGGCCGGAGCCGCCTCGCCGAACATGGCCTTCTTCACCGTCGCATGGTCGATATCGACAGGGAGATCGACGCCGTCCTGGACGAAGCGCGCGGCGAGCAGCTCGGGATCCACATCGAAGACGCGACCGTCGCGGGCGGTGAACTTGCCGCGCGGCGTAACCTTGATCCATTCCGGGCCGGCCTGCTTGGCGGCAGCGGTCGGATCGGCAAGGTAAGCGTCGAGGACGGTCAGACCGGTCATCGCCTCGGCAATGCCGGGGACAGCAGGAGAGAGCGTCGATAAGGTGAGTGTCGGCGAGTTCTTGAGCATGGCGGCAAATTGCCACCGTTCTCTGCTGCCTTGAGGCTGACATCTGTCAGCCTGCCGCGAGGGAGGCCGCTGAAGGGCCGTTCGCCTCACATGCGCGCATCTAACCCCGAGCGGGGGAGAGGATCAAGTCCCGATCCGTTTTCGAAGCCTCTTCAAAGCCCGTGGGCGCGTTTTCCGGGTCAGCCACGGCTCACCGCCCGTCCGAGGGGCTTCGTGCGCGTCTGTGGCCGTTCTATTCAGCGCCCTGTTCGAGCCGTTCGATGCGCATCATGCCACCCTGGGCGAGCCGAAGGAAGCTTCGCCAAATCACCGATCCCAGGCGAGCAATGATCTCGATCTCCGGACGCTCGTCTGTCGGGTAGCTTTTCACCGCTGTCGAGGACAGGACATCGGGTAGAACCGAGAGATCGTCGATGTCGAGCCCGGCGCCGAGCAGCGTCCCGATCGCCTCACCCGTGATCGAGATGACAGGCGATGAGGCTCTAAGCTCCGCCGCGATGCCGACATTGTGCCCGGCCGGGAGAGCGAAGGCCTGGGGAAGTCGCGGCGCGATCCTCAGGTAAGGGTCTGACCAGAGATCTCGAAGCACCCGGTTTGCGTCCTCAGGCGCGGCAGCGGCAAGCTTTGTGTCGAGGTTCTGCACGAGCGTTGAGGCCCGCGCCAGGCCGGGATTGGTCTGCCAGCCGGGATCGATGCCAGGAGGCACGATCGAGATCTCACCAGTCCGCCGGTTGCGGTACTGGATATCAGGCCCGAGGTCAGGTGCCTGGTCGGTGTAGCGGATCTTGATATCGTTGCCGTCGAGATCCTGACCAATGACACGCTCGGTCCCCAGCAACCGGTCACGCTCGCGCGCCGAGATCATCCGCACCTGGCATTTGCACTGCCAGCCATTCGGCGGCCAGTGCGTTCGCCAGAAGGGATCGTCGATCGGCAGAATGAGACCAACCCACTGCAGATGCTCGACGCGGGGGTCGCTTGATGTGGTCCGGACGTAGAGCACATAGGGCAGCACCCGCTTAGAGCGCTGCGCCCGCTCCCATTGGCCGGCAGCCCGCGCCGAATTCAAGTTCGCCCAGAACGTCGTCTTCAGCCGCCGATCGCTGGCGAAGTTCACCATGCGGTCGGGTTGGGCACCGGTCGGGTCCGAGACCATGCGCGGTCCCCACCAGCCGAGCTTCGTCAGCTCCTTCTCGATCTGAGGCTTCCAGCTCTCGAAGCCTTGGCCCTCCGCGATAGCGGTCGAGATCGTCGATCGGAACGCGTTGAGCACGTCGAGCTCGACGGCCTTCGCGACCGTGAACTTGTAGGCATGCTCCTCCGCCCAGACATCTGCCCAGGAGAAGGCCGGCGTGGACGTCTTGCCGTCGAAGTAGCTGGTGACCTCGGCCGGGACCGCGAAGGCTGGATTGCGCTCTGCCATCGTCAGTCCACGATATCGCCGACGCCGCGCGCGATCGCTGTCAGCCGGCCGAGCCGGTCAGCCAGTTTCGAAGCGTCCGGAAAGCGGATTTGAAGCATGCTTGTGGCCTCTTCGAAGCTCCCGGCCTTCTCGATGATCTCGGCGATCGGCGCAATGATCGGACTGGCCATGGCCTCCCAATCATCCATGGCGGATGCAAACAGGGCCTCCACCTGGTCGAGTGCCTCCGGCTCTCCGGCCTCGGCCGCGAGCAGCGAGGTGCAGGCGCCGCAGCGGCAAGCACGCTTGTGATCCGAGACGATGGCCGACAATGCCGCGACCTTGGACTTCACGTCTTCGGCCGGGTCCGCCAGCTTGTCCTTTGGCTTTGGCTCCGGCTTCTCGTTTGGCTTTGTTTCCACGGCTGCAGGTGTCGCGGCCTGGGCAGCCGGCGCGACCAGGAGTTCGTCATCATCGGCCGGGTCGGACAGGCCGAGCTTCTCGCGGATCTCGGTCTGCTTGACCCGCAAGCCGAGCGGCACCAGCGTGCCGAGGCTGTCGGCAAGCGCCTTGACGTCCTCCGGATCCGGAACCGGCAGCTCGACGAGCGGATACTTGTCCTGGACGCCGAAGTTCATGTCGACGAAGGGCTTGATCAGGTCGCGGTTGATAGTGGCCGCGAGCTGCTTGCAATCGGCCCGCAGGATATCGAGCCGCACCTCGTTGTGGATCTTGGCCTGGCCGAGCGATGAGCCATCGTCGCTGGTCATGGTCTGGCCAACGATCAGCTTGGAGATCTGCTTGTCGATATAGTCGAGCAGGCCGGAGAAGACGGCAGCACCGTTTGTGCCGTTCACCTCGTGGAACTCGATGTCCATGCCCTGGGGAATAATCGCGGCAGCATCATTGGCGATCGAGGCAACGGCCTTCAGAAGCGTCCGCTTGTCGGCCGGGCTGGCGCTGGCATTGTATTTGCCGACGCGGAGAGGCATGCCGTAGACCTCGGAGAAGGCAGCCCAATCCTGCAGCGTGAACTGCTGGATCAGATAGGCCCAGGCGGCGGGTCGCGCCATACCACGACGGAGCGGCAGACCGAGCTTGGTGCGCGGCATGTGGCGCAGGAACTTGGCCTCGGGTAGCTGCTCGCCCTCGATCGAGCCGTCGACGGCCAGGCGCAGGCTGCGAAGTGTCAGCCGGTCGAGCTGGAAGAAGCGCGGATCGCGATCGATGAACTCGACCGGCCGAAGCGCCTTGCGCTCGAACTCCCACATCATCTCGACGACGGCATAACCCTTCGAAATCCCGTCCGGCAGATGCCCGCGGGCTTCCTTGAAACCGTCGTCGTGGATCAGCTCCGTCACCGCATCGACGATCTTGGAGTCGACGTCATCCGACTCGATCGTGAAGTCGACGCTCTCGATCGCGAGGCGCCGGGTCTGGAGCTGGGAGGCGTAGTGCAGATATCGCTCCTCCATCTCCTCCGCGAGCGTGAGATAGGATCGCGCATTGCCCTCGGCCGCATCACGAAGAATGGTGCCGAGCCGCTCTGGCGTCAGGCCTGCGGCCACCCGCTCTTCATGGGTGCGACGGACACCGGCGATCGTCGGCGTTGCCACTTCCTGGGACAGGGTGCGGATGACAATCGGATTGCCGTCCGGCCCGAGGATGGATGATTTGCGCTCTACCAATGCCGTCTCCCGAAGTCTGTGTCGTCATCGTCGTCAGCCGCGCCCGTCATGGTCTTCAGCTCGCCGATGGAGAAATATTCGTACTGGAACCACTGTTGGCGGCTGGCCCAATGGGCGAGCGCCAGCGCTATGGCAAAGTCGCCGTGGCGCTTCTTCGAGCCTTCGCCGGTTCTAAGGTCAGGCACCTTCGGCACGCCGTTGACGACGCGGACCAGGCGCACGTCGGCCAGGTGTTCGTCATCCTTGGTGAGCGCGATCGCGTCGTCTTCGAAGGCCGTCTTCAGCGGCGGCATGTTGAAGCGGTACCAGTCAGTCGAGAACTTGACGGCCGCGATCAGGCCGCCGTCATTATCCTCGGTCCGGAAGCCGAAGATGCGGCCCATATCTTCGGCCACGGTCCAGCCCATGCCGGTGGCGTCGAAGGCAGCGCCAACCAGTCGCGGCGCGCCTTCCAGGATCATGCGGATGAGCAGCTTCTGCTCGTCGCCCGGCACGTTGCGCATTTCCAGCGTCAGTGCTTCCTCGCGCTTCAGCATCCGGTCGATCGAGAGGAGTGTGGCGACCGACAAGTCGGCGACGCGGGCAAAGTCAAAGCCGAGCGCGTGGCGCCGCTCGCGATCGAGGTTGGCCAGTGCTTCCTTAAGCTGTCGGATGGTGTCGACCAGAAGCATGCCGCGCTCGAGGCGGGACAGGTGCAGGTAGTTTGTCGGCAGCTCGAGTCGAATGACCGGGTTCGTCACAGTCATCCGGGCTTCGATCAGCGGCGCCGGCAACCAGGCGCCGGTACCGGCCGTCGGGATGCAGAAGAGTTCCTCCGAGGCACCATCGCCATAGAAGTCGATGATCTCCTGGCGCCACTTCGCTTCGCCCTCCGGCGTCCACTCGATCCCGTTCACCAGGCAGATGCGCTCGTAGAGGCCTTCCGTCAGCGCCTGGTCGAAATCAATCCTGAGATGCTTGTAGGGTTTGCGGCCGGCGAGGATATCCTGGATCTGCTTGTTGAACTCGTTCTCGGTCCCGTTATGGGTCGAGCAGACAACGACCTGGCCGCCCCACATCAGGAAGGCGAGCGCCGCCTTCAGAAGCTCCGGCAGACTGTCGACGAAGGCCGCTTCGTCGATCATGACCACGCCCTGCTTGCCGCGTAGGGTGCGCGGTGCAGATGAGAGTGCCAGGATCTCGAAGCCCGAGGCAAAGCGGATGCGGAACGCCTGGATGGAGCGATCGCCGGTCTTGTCGCTGTCATCGAACAGGAACTCGTCCACGGCGAGCGCCGCGTTCGAGAAGGCCCTCGCCCACATCGCGCAGGCGTCGATGAACTCGCGCGTCATCTCCTGGGAGTAGGAGATGTACATCACATCCATGCCTCCGGCCGACTTCGCTCGGCCAGCGCGGAGCGCGGCATAGGATGCAAAACCGAAGGTCAGGCCGATGCGTCGGCTCTTCTCGATGAAGAGCACCCGGCAGGCGCTGTCTTCGAGCAAGGACAGCGTGCGCGCCTGATACGAGATAAGCGCCTTCGGCAGGCCGACCTGATCGACGAGGCCCGGCAGAACCTCTGTGGCGGTCCGCCGGGCCTCCGCCCACTGTGCCTCGGTAATCGGCGCGGTCATATCAATGGCTCTCCAGTGCAATTACACCACAGACGGCGAGCGCGCGCGAATGCAGCCGTGAAGGACTTCACATTGACCGTCTGGGGCTCGGCGTAAAACCCGCTCGTTGCCTGATCGAAGGCGTCCGCCTTTTCTCGCAGCTCTGCAGCCCGTTCGTGGCCGGCGTCGGCAAGCGCATGCATCCGACCAGATAGTGCGGTCCTCTCGGTCATGGTGTTTTCACCCCGAGGATCTGGCTGAGGATCTCCTGAGTGGTCTCGGTCGTCAGGCCCTTGGCCTTGGCCACCTTCTCCACCGCTTCCTCGGCCTGCGCCTTGAACTCGGCCTCGATCTTCTTGCGCCGATCGCTGGACACCGTCTGCGCCTGGGTCGCTGATCTGAGCGCCTGGGCAAGGGCCATGGCGCCCTTCGGATCAATGCCCTTCGGGTTGGTCATCATTTCGAAGACGAGGCTCTTGATGGCCTCGGCCGCGATCAGAGTGAGGTTGTCAGATGCCTGCGGGTCGAACTTACCGGCGATCGCGGTGGCGATCTCGCGCGTCTCATCCAGGCGGCGGGTCATGTTCGCGAGCTTGATCGAATAGCGGTTGAAGGCCGAGAAGCTCGGGACCTTGATATCCAGTTCGCCGCGATACTCCTTGTCCAGAGCCTGCAGCCTGGCGACGAACTCCGAGTAGATCTCGGTCTGTGTTGCGTCTCGATCCTGGAGGGCATCGCACGCCCAGGCGACGATCGGCCCGCACTCCTCCGGCAACAGCTCGATGTGGTTCAGCCGCCCGCGACCCATTTCTCACGCTCCCGGCCGCGAGGGACGCTTGACGCCCTCGATGACGTAGTGGCGATCGATGTGCCGGCGGCCGAGTTCTGTCAGCGTGGCGATCTTCACCGTGCCGGCGTTGACCACCGTGACCGCTGCCATCGTCTCTAGGTAGTCGATCTGCTGGTGGATCCAGGCACGCGGCTGGTGGATCGCGAAGGTTGCCAGCACGGGCTCCAGCATCGACGAGTTCAGGCTCTCGTTCACCTGCTGGCCGAGAGCCTTGAGAATGATCAGCCGGGCTTCCTCCCGCAGGATCTGTGCGAAGTCGGTGGCGAGGTCGCTCATTTGCGTGCTTGCTCCATCAAGGTCTCTTGCAGCCGTTCTCCGATCGCCTCGATCGGCTTCAGCCGCTCTGCCATTACGTTCAGCTTGCCGTTGATCTCGCTCATCGCGAGTTCCATTCTGTGCGTCGTCTCGCGGTCCGGCAGGTGTTTGATCTCGCCCTCGATGGACTGGATGCGCCGGTCATGCTCGATGAGCTTTTTTCTGGCCTCAGTCAGATCTTCCCCGAGCTTCTTTTCGCCGCTGGAAAGAATGTTCTTCAGGAGGGTCAGGAGAGTGATGATTGAGATCAGACCACTGACCCACGGAAGCACTGAGGCAAAATCAATGATCATCTGAGATATGCTTCCTTCTCGGTCATCTCCTGGCATTCCAGGCAGCGGGTGGCAGACGGGTAGACGCGGCGACGGGCGATCGAAATTGTGCAGCCGCAATCGACGCATTCTTCGGTACCCATCTGTTTCAACGCATGGCGGGCCGCTGTCAGCTTCGCCTGACGCTCCTGCTCGACGCGCTCTTCACCGATCTCGCGGTCGAAATCACTGTACATTCGAGCCTCCGACGGCTGCCGCTCGGCGGGCTTCACAGATCCTGAGCGCGGTCCGATCAGCGCCCCAGTAATCGGATGCCTCCTTCTCGCTGAGATCCCGATCGGGAAGCGGGACCGGAAGCGGGCACGGAACCTTGGCTTCAGCCGGCGTCTCGCGCTCGACGAATTCAGGGATCACGATGGTCTCCCTATCGCTTGTTGAGCAGGCGGACACGATCGCGGCCGATGCCACGATCACCACCATCTGGCAAAGCCGCATTTTCTTTCTCCAGTTCGCTGGCCCTCGCCTCAGCCGCCGCGACCTGATCGCGGGCCGCATTCTGCGCTGCCATGGTTTGTCGCAGGTTCTCGGCGATCTGCTTCTGGGCATCCGCCCTCATCTGTTCGATCTCGCCGCGCCAGTAATAGTCGCGCTCGGCGCGGGCTGACTTTGCGGCTTCGGAGACCATGGCCTCGATCTTGCTGACTGCAACCGAGATCCCGCCCACGACGATCATCACGGTAAGCAGCACGCCGGCAGCTGCCAGATAGATCCGGTTCATGACCCACCCTCCGGACTGGAGGGCTGCGGCGCGATCGACGCGGCCGTCTTCATGTCGACGGACCCGAAGCCCCGGTGAATGCCGAGGATGGCGGCAATCAGCATCACCATGGAGGGCACGGCCGTGGCCCCGAAAGAAACTGCCTGCTCGGATCCACGGATGGCGCCGATCGCGAGCACCAGGATGACGACCCATGCGAGCGCAAACGAGATCCAGAGATAGAGCCGGGAAGTCGAATAGGACGGCTTAACCAGCATGGCAGCCTCCATCGGCGAGCAGCGCCATTGACGCACCGCAGCTCAAGCCGGCAACACCTTGCGCATAGAAGAGCAGCTCTGGCGCCGATGGCTTAAACGCCTCCGCCAGAAGGAAGGCGAGCGTGGCAAAGCCGGAAATGATGAGAAGGCAGATGATCGAGAAACGGAGCATCAAGCGACCGCCTTGAACGGAGGCCGGCCAGCGAGCGCCAGCTCCATCTCCATCATGGTCTGCGGGCCGACCTTGCCATCGACGACGATGCCACGCGAGCGCTGGAAGGCGAGTGTTTCCATCTCGACCGCATGGTCAAATAGCGTGCCGCTCTGGAGCGCGCCGCGACCCCCAGAGATGGCGCGCCAGGTCATCAGCTTTTCGCGCCAGGCGACCACGTCTGAGCCTTCGTCGCCGCGCTTCAAAACCTTGTCGATGATCGGCTTGAAGCCCTTCGATCGGCCTTCGAAGAGATAGTCGTACTCTTTCGAAGCATCGAAGCTCGGGCAGGCCTTGGCCGCATATTCATTGTGGCCGGAAAGCTTCTTGATGTTGAAGCGGTCGCGGAGTTCCGTCAGCTCGACCAGGAGCGCGCTGCGCTGGACTGCATTGCGGGTGTCTTTCGGCGTGCGGCCATCCTTTGCGACACCGCCACCGTAGACGACACCGAGCGTCCCGCTGTTGTGTCCTTCGCAGTGAGCGCCAATCGCCTCGATCGGCCGACCCGCCCAGCGCTCGCCATTCAGGCCAATGACGCGATGATAGCCGATGCCCGACCAGCCGCGCGCGCGGTGCCAGGCGTCGATCTCGGCGACGGTGACCGGGCGCCCTTCGGGCGTGGCGGTGCAATGCAGAATGATTTCGGTGATGGGACGCATGAGTGGCTCCAAGGACGCGGCTTCGAACCGGTTGGAGCGACTATGCAATCAGTGGGGGATTTGAGGGGCTGACAGCTGTCAGCCGGATCAGAAGAGACTGCCCTGACCGTCGTCTTCTTTAGCTTTCATGCGCCAAATCGTGCGCTCATGCAAGCCTGCGATACGAGCCGCCTCGCGGGCACTCTTGCCCTCGTCGAGTGCTTCCTGGGCGCGTCGGCGGGCAGCGGTCAGGATCGCGGCCGGCCCGCGCGGAATGATCTCATTCTGCACGCCGCGCAGCTTTCCGTCTGGATCAAGTGTCGCCAAGCCCTGGCAGATCTTGTCGGCAGTCTCGAAACCGAGCAGCTCCGTCAGCCAGTGGCCTTGGACTGCCCGAGGCGGGATGGAAACGCGCGTGCCGCCGTGGCTTCGTGCCACTTCATAGGCAGCATCGATCCCGGCGATATCGGCGATGTCCGCGAGGATGCCCGGAAGAGTGCTCATCTCTTCCCCACAATCCCGAGCCGAACCTCGATCTCGATCTGACGGGCGGTGAGCGCACGCAGCTGCTCTTCCCGGTGAATGCGGGTGCGAACATCCACACCGCCGCGTGCCAGCTTGCGCTGCAGCTCAAGGCGCTCCCGCCGGATCTTGTCCAGCTCCATTGCGTCGAAGAGCGGCAGCGCTTGTGCCATCAGGGCCGAGCCTCCCAGCGGATGATGACGCCCTGGAAGAGCGAGCCGGGGTTTTCGGCTGCCCAGAAGCGGCCCATGGTTTCGCGGGCCGACGCGCCAATCAGCTTAGCCGGCGCAATCCCCTGAAGCCGAGCAGGGTCGAAACCGTCGGATACCGCAAAGGCCTCGATGTCGTCCCGATGCAGCGGCGTACCGTCAACCTCGATATAGGCGATGCCGGCCTCGATCAGATCCGAGGACATGATAACGATCGGCAGGACGGCAATACAGATCGGGTCCGGGATGATCTTTCGGCAATGGCAGGTGCGCATCCCCGTGAAGAGCTGCACCGGCTCGCCGACATGGGCATGGCGACGGCGGTGCCCCCGGATGGTGTGGCCTTTGCTGCCGTCCTCGATCTGAGGTGCGAAGTACTTTTTGAAGCCGTAGGCGACCATCAGATCAACTCCACCGGCTGTGACATCAGGCACGCGAAAATACAAGTTGCCGTCAAATCGATTGAGAGTAGCGTTCCCGAAGAAACAGCTGGAGAGACTGAATGGAACACGTTGTTGAACATCCCATCGACCTGACGTTCGAGGAACTTCTCGAAGCGGCGATGGATCGCCTGGATCCAGACAGTGATGCGTTCGGCATAGCCCGAATGGTACTTGCAGATCCTGATCAGCTCGACACGCTTACTCCAAATCGGCGCTATCACTGGGATGCATTTGTTAATCCCGCGATCGAGCGCGTCATTGAGGCAAGGAATGTGCTCTGGAGACAGCATCTTTGGGATCGCGCAGGTTAACTTCATCTCTGCACCTCCTCTGCCGCTATGCGAGCGGCGTCTTCCTTGCGCTTGGCCAGCCGGCGCTTCGCCTCACCGGGCGTCGCGAGCACCATGTCGGACAGCTTGGTGTAGGTTTTCTCCATGCCCGGCCGGAGCCAGATCGGCGGCTGCGGCGGCACGCCGTCCACCCAGGCCAGCCAGACATAGTCCGTGGCGCTGGAAAGCTCGGGATCCCAGACGCCTTCCATCAACGACACGCGCTCGGCGAAGTAGCCGACATAGGACGGAGGCGTGTCGCGGTAGACCAGGTGGTAACGCTCCTGGCCGGAGAGCCAGGAGGCGCGAACGAAGAAGGCAACGCCCTTTCGAGCGATCTTCAAAGCCGTGTCGAAGAAGCTTTGAGCGATATTGAAAGGCGGGTTGACGAAGAGCCAGTCGGGCACGATCCGGCCATCGGCTTCCAGGCTCGCCCGGCTTTCGAAGGTAAAATCGCGGATGGGCGGGTTGAAGCCCCAATCATGGACGTCGGAATACTCGACCTCGCGAAACACCTCCCGCAACGGCACGACCATATGACCACCACCGCAGCAAGGATCGAGCGCGGTCATGTCGCTCAATGAACCTCCAGGCAGCCTGCTTAGGACCTCCCAGATAAAGGCGCGCGTCGCCCAGGGCGGCGTCGGAAAATAGTCCAGGCTGTCAGCCGCCTGATGGCGTTGGTTCATGACGTGGACGGAGGTCATGATGCCACCGCCCTTCCGTCCTGACGGCGCTGAGCCTCGCGCTCCCGCTTGGCAGGTAAATACAGCTCCCGCCATGCGATTGAATTCTGCTGCCTGACCTTGTCCGAGATCGGCAGGCCCTTCCGCCGGCAGTTATCGTATCGGTTGATCGCCATGCGGAGAGCGCAGGATTTCGACTTTTCATCGCACTCCGGGAGTCCGCATTCAAAACAGGGATGTTGCGCCTTGCTGGTCATCACGCCGCCGCCTTTCCCGAGTCGAGGCGCTCCAGGCGGTAGCCGTGGCCCTTCTGAGCGCGGATCGTCCAGCCCGCCTTTTCAAGCTTCTTGCGGGCGGTGCAGATATGCCCGCGGATGGCGATAGGTGCGCTCAGAGGCCCGCCATCCGGGCAGTCGCCCCATACCTTCTCGATGAGAACCCCGATCGAGGTCAGGCGGTGGTTCGCCTGAACCAGCGCCTCGACGATCAGCATCTCGTTGCGTGTCAATTTGGCCACGTCGATTCCGGAGAAGTCGCCCATAGGCTGTCCGCAGTGAGAGCAAAGAAGGCGAGCCATTACGCACCGCCTTTCGCTGCACGAACGCGCTCGCCGAGAGCGTTCATCACCCGCTGCCAGTCGCTGTCCACGAGGTGGCTCAGCACCTGGGCATCCGCCCGGCCGGAGAGCCGGATCGCTTCTTGGTCGAAGCCTTGGCGGGTGATGAGGCCTGCGCCTGGATGAATGATGCGCCACTGCGCCCAGGCGATCTTTGCACCGTCGCGCTGCAGCCACTCGTATCCATTGGTGTTGCCGAAGCCGACGCCTGCCTCACGCTTCAGCCAGCCCTTAAGCGCCTCGATCGCGGCCCGACCGTCGTCGGCATAGTGCAGGAATCGAGTGTGATCGAGACCGGTCTGACGCTTGACGAAGGCCAGCAAAGCCGCATCCCGGCGATCCTTCACGACGCCGAGATTGTAGCCGGCGATCCAGAGGGCCTGCAGCTTCTTGGCATACTTGCCCGTCAGCCCCTTCACCTTCTCTTTGCCCTCGGCCGGCGTGAAGCCGTCGTTCCGCAAGACGGTCAGGACGCGCTGGCGCTCCTGCTCGGTCATGTCCTTCACCGACGACTTGCCGGTGATGTTGGTGAGCTTAGCCCGGTAGGTGTCTTCGTCCAGGCCGAGCTGCTTCTTGGCAACGTGGATGGCGGCGATGGAGGAGGTCATGGCTGTGCCTCGATCTCAAGAGCATTGTCGATTTCCTCGCGGATCAGCTTCAGGCTCTCGATCAGCTGATCGCATTCGTAGGCAACCGGCTGAAAGATCTGGTCATAGGTGTAGCTGATCTCCTGCAGCAGCAGCTCAATCTCACTGACGCGCTTCATAGCGAACGCGTGGGCCTTCTTTGGCGTCCAGTCGCTGACAGTGCGTTGCCCGAGCGGCTGAGTACGGCGGCGCGTCTTCTTCATCCGAGCCTCCTGTCGATTTGGCTTGCCAGAGTGTCGAGGTTGAACTCCGCAAGCACCACGGCGCCGCGCTTCGTGTTCTCGACCAGGCGTGCATAGGTCTCGCCCTCGTGCTCGAACAGCTCGTGGCCATCGCCTTTGAATTCGGAGATGAGAATGGCGCGGATGCGTTCCCTGCGGGTGAGTTCGGTCATGCCGCACCTCCCGACAGAACCGCATCTCGCACCTGATCGTTGAGCGCCCGCACCGCCACATAGGACGGCGACGGGCAGACGTTGCCGATCGCGATCTGATCGTTGGATGTCCGCAGCACCGCGCTGCAGGTGAAAGCGGCTTCCGCATAGGCACCGCCGCCGAGGAAGCCTTTGCCGGTGACGCACTCGACGAGTGCGGCACCGCAGACCGGGCAGTTGCTTTGAGCCGAGAGCTTGGCGATCGCGGTCTTGCTCATTCCCCACCTGCCTTGGCCTTCTGGCTTCCGCTGGCATGTTGCTCGGCGATGTGCATCTTCATGCCTTTCTCGCCCCGCAGAAGTTTGCCGCAGTGCGGGCATGACGTCTGAGCGCCGGACTTCGAACGCTTCTCTGTTCGCGATTTCTTGCTCATCGCCCCACCCTCACGCCTTGGCGAGGTCGATCGTCACGGCCGTCCAGCCGTCCTCGATCGTCTCGCGGATGTAAAAGCGCACATACTCCTTGGAGCCGGTGACGCGGATCGATGAGCGGATCGCATCCATGGCCCGGTTCCAGCGACCGTCATCGATCTCCAGCCGGAGCAGCATGAACAGCTCCGACTTGTTGATCTGGCCTTCCTTGTCGGTGTTGAATGCTCGCGTGACGATCGACTGGATCTCCGGCCGGCTGTCGGCCGACCATTCGTTCAGGCATTCGTCGATTAGCCCCTTGGCGATCTGTAGCTGCGGACCGAAGGCGATTTGGTCGGCAACCTGCACCTGGACACGCATCAGGCCGTCGAAGGTCGAGTAGGTCTTGTTGCCCTTCTTGCCGCCGACGGTCGCGCCATACTCCTGGGCGAGCAGCTGATCAAAGGCGGTGATGTCGGCCATCGTGTGGTCGCGAAACCGGGTGATCTGCGCATTGAGAGCGCGGGCAAAGCCGATGATCTTGCGGACCATCTCGTCTTCGAGCTTGTCCTCGGCCTTGATGTTGGAGACGGGCACGAGATGCCCCTTGGCGTCGTGCATGTATTCGCGGCCGGTCACAACGACCACGCCGGCTTCTGGCTTTTCTTCAATGATGACGGCTTCCATGATCAGGACACCTTGTTCTTGAGGTAGGACGAGCGCAGCCGCAGGAGTGCTTCATGCAGGCGCTGGCGGGCTTCCTTCTCGCCAGCGGTACCGCTGGCGAGCTGTTGATGATCAAAGGCGGCGACGACCTGTTCGACGCGCTGCATGACGAAGAAGGTGCGGCTCTTCTTGGTGCCGCTCTTCGGGTTGGTGCTGGCCCCGACCAGAGTGCTGGAGACGCCGGCCCCGACCTGATCGACGATGCGATCAAGCGGGATGCGGATCTCGGCGAGTACGAGGATGTGATCGTCGGTCATGCCGCGTCACCTCCGTCAGGGCTGTGCTGGATGGTCCGAAGACGCGTCGGCAGCCGAACGACGTTTCCGCCGGTCTGACCATCGACCCGTTCGGCAAACCGCTGGTCGCGGGTTGCCTGCCGTCCGGCATCCATGCGGGCCAGCTCGATCTGGATCCCGGCCTCCTGCTCGGCATCGCGAGCAAGCTCCTGGACAGTCCGCAGATTGCGAATGAGCGTCGAGACAGCCTGAGGGGCGAGTTGAACTCCGGTTCCCTCGAAGGCACGGAAGGTTTTGATGATGGACCCGACCAGGTCGGAGACGAGAGGAGCGCTGTTCATGAGCGGCCTCCCTTCCCGAAATCTGGACGGATGATCTTGCCCTTGGCATCGGCGATCATGTCTTCGAGCTGCTCAGTAGCAGCCAGCTCCATGCTCCGACGTGCCTGCCCACCGGCTTCCATGTCGCGGAAGATCGAAAGCTCCAGCTCGATACGCTGTGCCAATGAGCTGAGGGCGCTGATAAACACCCCCGTCTCGATGATCTCCGCGACCGGCACGTCGGCGCTGCGACCTTTGAAGTCGGATGCGATGGCATCCAGTTCCATAGCGAGACTGATCGTCATGCGATGTCTCCCAGGTCACGGTTCTTCCACGCATCGCGCAGCAAGGGCAGCGTGAGATCTTCGCCACCGGAGAGGCCAGAAATCAGCGCGGCCTTGATGGTGCGGTCGATGTTACGCAAGGCCCCCGGCTTTTGAGCGATGACCTTCAGGAACTTCACGCAATCGTCGTCTTCGACGCCCCAGGCAGAGATCAGCATCTCGGCGCCGAGCTGCGGGTTGTTTTCCCGCTTCAGGCGACGGTCAAAGCGGGTCGCGACCTGAGCCCGGCTCATCACTGACTTGCTGCGATCGTTGAAGAAGGAGGTCCCGGTGTCCTCATTGCCCAGGAGCGCCAGCCCGCAATTGTTGATGTCGACGAAATGGCGCAGCTGGTTGATCGCGTCCGGGACAAGGTTCTGGGCTTCGTCCACAATGAGGAGCGAGCCTTCGCCGATCCGCTGCAGCTTGCGACCGATGGTGCGCACCAGTCGGGTCGGATTGTGCTCAGTCACCTGCAGTTCCTCGGCGATATCGACGAGGATCCCGTGGATTGTCTTCGTGTGCGGGCTGGCCGTCACCATGAAGACATGCGGACGATAGTCACGGAAGTGCTTGGCCGCTGTCGTCTTGCCGGAGCCTGAAGGCAGGGTCACCATGACCATGCCTGCACTGATCTGGGCAAAGAGGAGGGTCTTGATCACGTCCTCGCCGGTCGGCGTCTTCAGGTAGCGCGGCGAGACCGGCAGCGTTGCCGCGATCCGCGAGCTTTCTTCCAGGTTGTCCAGCCAGGTGCTGATCTGGTCATTGAGGTTGGACAAGACGCCGGCATAGTTGCCATTCGTCCATTGACTGAAGGTCGCTTCCGCCATTCCCGTGCGGCGGCGCACCTCGGCCTTTGACCAGCCATTGAGCTTCGAAAGCTCAATGACTGCGCCGAGCAGCTTGCGCCAGCGATCGACCTCCGCCGGTTGGTGCTTGACCGTAAACTCGGTGCTGGGCTGCGGAATGATCCATGCGCCGGTTGTGTTGATCGGATTTTTCATCTATTTGGGTTCCTATGCTTTTGACTTTCGGCAGGCTCTCGGGCCTGCCTTTCTTTTTTTTGTGGAACCGTACGCGGTACAAAATCGGCTCCTTGATGAGCCCGAACGCAGCACTCTTCGGGCTATTCCCGGTTGGGGAATAGGATGATGTCGGCGTCGCCAAGTATGCGATCCATGCCGGCATTGAACTTGTCGTCGAAGCTCTCGACCTCCTCCGACACCGCAGGCTCCAACTTCGTCAGCACCGCTGATCGGGTCACAAGTCGAGTGACCGTCGGAGCCTTTGGCGTCTTTGTCTGGGGCTTCATCTTGTCGGCTTTGGCATTCAGTTCCTTGAGGTCTAGATCGGTCAGGCGGCGAGCTGCCGTCTTCTGGGCCTTCAGGGAGCGCATGTGATCGCTCTCGGCGCGCGCCCGCTCACGAGCTGCCGCCTGGCAATCGAAGCCAACCTTGGCGACGCAATCCGCTTCGCCGAGGAACCGTCCTTCAGGATCGTAGACCTTGATTGCCCCGTGCAGATCGGCCGGGTCGAAGCGAACCGTGACCTTGCGACCGATCCACTGAGTGAGGAACTGTTGATGGTACCGGTTGCCGAACAGGTGGATGGCACCATCCGGTTTGCGGGCTGTGACCTGCTCTGCGGCAAGCATCCAGAGGGAACGCTGAGCCGGGCTGGCAAACCGAACGAACTGGCCGTGCGTCTCCATGCTGGCTTCGAACACCTGGTCGAAACTTCTGCCTTTGGCCGTCTCGGTCTTTCGATCCGGGCGGGCGTTGTGCTCGGCCACCTGGCGCGCCACGTGCGCTTCCAGTTCAGCGACGGGAATTGCACGCTGGCCGTAGTTTTCTGGCTTGTGTTGCGTGCTTCTGCCAGTATAGGCGCCCGCCATATCGGGATGCTTGGAGATGTTCTCGGCAAGATCGCCCCACGCACGCTCGACGGGCTTTGACTGGCCACGGCGGGGCTTAACGAAGCGACCGTCGATGCCCAGCGTCTGCAGAAGCCCGGCAACTTCATCTTCCGTGATCTTGAAACGATGGCGGGACTTTGCACCGCCGGAGATCTTCTTGCTGGCAAAGGCCTTGCCGTTGTCCATGTAGAGACGTTCCGGGATGCCGTGCTGCTCGACCATATTACCGATGACGGTCCGGACGGCCTCCCAGGTCTCAGCCTCGGTCAGCACCCATGACAGGATCTTGCGCGAGTAAAGGCACTGTGTGCCGACCAGATAAAGGCGACCCTGGCGGCCGTCTTCGAACTGGACATGCAGGTCGAGCTTGTGACCGTCGGTGTTCACATACTGCATGGCATGCAGGTGCGAGACGCTACGCTGCTGGGCCGGAATAAGCTTCCGAGCCTCTTCCTTGCCTTTGCGCGAGAGGATCTGCACCGCCTTCGGGATCTTCAGATCCATGTGCCGGCGCAGGGTCCGCTCGTGAGGGATCGGTGCCCAGCCATGCGCCTCGGCCACCGCTTTCATCCGCCGATAGCAGGCAGAGAATGCCGATCCTTCGGGACGCAAATAGTCCGAGACCAGAACGTCCCAGGCCATGGGGTGTACCTCGGCGGTCTCGGTCACCACGCCCAGCGCCTTTTTCGAAGTCGACGGGGCCAGTGCAGCTTCCCAGTCCTGTCGCGCGTGGCCTTCGGTGAGGGCTCTCCACTCGTGATAGGTGGATCGAGAAACTCCATAGCGTTGCTTGATCGCGGCCATGGCCTGAGCAGAGGTCGCGCCGTCCCGGATCATCGTCTCGACGGCGAGGAGAACCTTGAGGCGGCGCTCGCACTGTGCCTTCTGAACGGTCGTCAGCCGCTCATAGATCGCCCAAGCCGTCTTCGAACGGTCAGTTTTCGGGGCTTGAGCCTCCATCATGAAGGCGAGCTTCTGTCGCGCGGCGTCGGGCAGAGAGGACAGGTGATACTCATAGTAGACGCCACCATTCGGTGCTGTCTGGCGCCTGAAGTACCGAAGGTCGGAGCGCAGACCCTCGCGGGCAACGAACCGGTCGAAGTGCTTCGTATCAACCGGGACACCCGGAAGTTTTGCCTCGACGAGTTCCTTGACGGAGAACCACTCTTTCACGGGCGGCTACCTTTCTTCGCGTCGATCGCGGCGCGGATTTCAGTCTCATGGCGCTGCACGAGGCGGAGCGTCAGCGCGACCGCCTGCAGCTGGTCGAGCAGGAGCGCCCGCTTGGAATTGCTGGATGCAACGATCGGGAATTGACCCGAGGTGATCGCGTCGATCGCGGCGATCTGGCTGGCAAGCGACACCTTCATGACCGCTCACCTCTCGATCGGATCGCGACAGGGCGGGCCTTCAGGAGGCGGATGTGATCAGCAAGAGCCTTTTGCTCCTGCTGAAGGCGGGCGATCTCGGCAAGCCGGGCTTCGTCGCCCTGCAGGAGGGTCAGACCATCCTCCGAGACAACGCTGTCCCAGAGCCAGACGGCACCTGTGGCCCGAACGAAGGCCTTGAACCGGACCAGGCTCACGTCGTGGCCGGTCTTACTTTCTGCTGTGTAGGCGTCGAGCGCGCCCTTCGAAACGTTGGCAAGACCGAGATACTGCGCCATGCGGGCAGCAATCACTGGACGGTCATACGGGCATTCGCGAATAGCCTTGGACATGTCCCGCTTTAGTTTGGAGCGGAAGCGTTCAAGGTCGATGCGCTCGACGGCAGACCGAGCCTCGAAGACCGGCACTTGGAAGAAGTCGAGTTGGGAGGGATCGCGCTTCATTCTGCGGCCTCCAGAAACCCGAGGTCGCGCTTTTCGCCGATGTGCTCGACGATGCGAGCAAGCGTTTCGTCGTCGGCCTTCTCGACCAGGGCAACCATCTTGCGGAAGATCTCGTCCTGCAGGGTCGCGGCATCTGGCGCCGGCTTCGGCTTCAGCCATCCCCAGATGGTCTTGAGATCGGCGCCCTCGCGCAACCCCGCCGCAAACCGGACCTGGTCATCAGCAGGAAGTTTGGCGAGCTTCAGCAGCTCTTTCTGGTCGTTTTCGGCTGGTGTGCCCCGTACCGCAGCACGAAGCGCAGGCGTCAGCTTCTGCCCGATGCGGGTCGCGCGCTTGTACGTGTCCTGACTGATGCCAAGCCTAGCTTGCACCCGTTCCGAGATGGCTCGACCCGGCGCAAAGATCAAAGGTGCATCGTGCCCCTTTGATTTTCGGTCACCGCCACGCTCGATCTTGCCGAACTTCTCTTCGTATACCTCGCGGAACTTCAGGACGAAGAGCGCCCGATCGAGTGGGTTCAATTCGTTGCGATAGATGTTCTCGGAAAGCTCGATCAGCTGCGCCTCGACAGCATCTGCAGAGACGACGATGACATCGATCTCTTCCCATCCGTTCAACTCGGCCGCACGAAGACGATGCCCTCCTGCCACCAGTGTCAGCGGGGTTTTGCCGCCATTCGCAGCTGGTGTTGAACGGACTGTGAGCGGGTTGATCAGCCCGCGATCCACCATGGATGCAGCGATGGTGGCAGCGTAATCCTCGTCGATGGGACGGGCACGCTCTCCAACAAGGATCGAGGCAATCGGAACGGTCTTGAAGGTCGCCATTTACGCCGCCTCCGCCTGGGCCGCAGCGGCTTCCAGCATCGACGACATAAAGATGTCGTGGGCTCGGGTTGCCATCCGGTCGTAAGCCCGGTCGAAGCAGGCTTCCTCCCGGCGGCTTCGAACCACACGATTGGCCTGCATCACCGACCAACGTGCGACGCCCAGCAAAGCGACCAGCCGACGACGGGGAACTGTAAACTCGGCATTGAGGATCGAGATCACCACCTGGCGCGCCAACTTTGCGTCAAACATGTCGCGTGGCGGGTCGATGATGTCGCGCATCGGGATGTGATTGAAGTGGGCCCTCACGGCCCGGAAAGTCGCATTGATCATGGCGCCCAGGCGCTCATCTTCGCTGTAGGGGTTCTGGCTCAAATCAGCCTCCGAGGACCGGAAGGAGGGAAAGCACGCCGGCCACCAGAGCGGCGAGCACCACACTGAAGACGAGCGCGGTATCGATGAGGCGGCAGCTCGGGGAGAGCGAAGGGACAAATGGGACCATGTCGATATTGGTCGTACGGTTCGCCATTTTCACCGGCATCGAAACGGGCGAATGTTGGGACGTGGCGCCGGTTGACCGGGACTGACAGCCGGGGCGGACTGCCCTGCGGATTACTCGCGAGAGGCTAGAGCAGCGGCGACCGACGCCACGCTGGACGAAAGAGAGGAGAAACATCACGCCGCCTCCTGCTGAGCGGCGGGACGTCGGCCGTTGCGGTAATTGGCGGCGGGCTGAGGGCTAAGCCGGCGACCATCTGCATGGTAGCGGGTCCGCCACAGCATTTCGGGGCGGGTTTTCAGCGCGGCGGCTATTGCACGCTCGCCTGCAAGATGAGGTTCATGCACGGCATTGCCTGCCGTACCTGCAGGCAGGCCGTAGTCTTTGTCGATCTGCGAGAGCGTTAACTTGGCGAGGATGAGCCGACCCTTGATCCGGGCGACCTCTTCGAGCCTCTTTCGCTCGGTCTTGTCGGTGAGTGCATCGCGATGCAT